CTACCACTTGCATTTATGAGTAAAATGTGCTATGCTTCAAATATGGGCAGTTCGTCTAATGGTAAGACAAGAGATTCCAAACCTTGCAAAAAAGTTTGAATCTTGTATAATAAGACAATGTACAAAAACCCTAATGACCCAAGATTAAAAGAAGCTCGTTTAAGACATTATCAAAAAAATAAAAAAACTTATTTAGAAAATAATGCAAAACGAAAAAAAAGAAACCAAAATTTCTTAATTCAGTACCTTAAAAATAAACAATGTGTAGATTGTGGAGAAACAAATATAGTTTGTTTACACTTTGACCACAAAAATAGAAAGCTAAAAAAATTCAATATCGGTAAAGCTGCTTTAGAAGGTGCTTCGATAGAATCTTTAGAAAAAGAAATTCTAAAATGTGAAATCAGGTGTGCAAATTGTCACGCCAAAAGAACTGCAAAACAATTCTCTTGGTATAAAAATGGACTGTTAGTATAATGGTAATACAGAGCCCTCCAAAAGCTAAGACGTGGGTTCGATTCCTACACTCTCCGCACTGCTCTTTTAGTTCAAAGGACAGAATAATTCTCTTCTAAAGAATAGATTTAGGTTCGACTCCTAGATAGAGCACAAATGCAGCGTTCATATAACGGCAATTATGGGACACTTCCAATGTTCACACCAGGGTTCGATTCCCTGACACTGCACAAAGCCAGGATGTATGTAGACGTTACCTGGCAGATATAAAAAAGACGTAATCCACGGTGATTAGTTCATTGGTAGAACGCTACTTTTACACAGTAGATGTACTAGGTTCGATTCCTAGATTATCGACTAACCTTGAGTTGGTGAAGTGGAAACACAGTCATCTGCAAAATGAAAACGCAAGGGTTCGATTCCCTTACTCAAGTCAAATACGACAGCACAGTCGTTAAAAGCAAAAACAGGATAAAGGATTAAAGTGGTCTACGTGACTTGGACTCACGAGGAGTTGGAGCATTACCAGCTATCCTGATGGTGATTGTAGTGTAATGGTTAGCACTCTTCTTTGTGAAAGAAGCAGTTGGAGTTCGAATCTCCATTATCACACCAACGAGAAATTTGGTATTTCACTCGTAAAAAGAAAGTATGGAGGTATGGTGTAGTGGCAACACAAGTACCTGTCTAGTACACATCACGAGTTCGATTCTCGTTATCTCCGCCAGGGGAAAGTTAATGTTATACATCGGCATTGTGGTTACGGCTGTGGTGTGCGACAGTTAGTTAACTTTTCCTTAATGCCTTATTAGTTCAATGGTAGAACAGTTGTTTTGTAATCAACAAATATGGGTTCGATTCCCTTATCTGGCTCTAGGTGAATGGTTCGTCCAATGGACAGGACACCTCTCTACGAAAGAGAAAATGTAGGTTCGATTCCTACACCGTTCACAAAATACTAAATTAGCATACTTGGTGAATGCGACCGACTGTTAAGGTTGACATTTTCTAACAGGAAGCATATACTTGTATCTATGAAGAAATGCTCTTCTTGTAAAGAAGTAAAAAATACAAATCTGTTTTATAAAAATACAAAACAAAAAGATAAACTTAATAGTTATTGTAAAAATTGTAACAAGCTCTGGGTGCGAAATAGGTATTTAAAAAACAAAGGCTATTATAATAATAAAAATAAAGAGGTCACCAAACGAAACCAACTTTTTGTTATAGCTTTCTTAAAACAGAACCCTTGTGTTGATTGTAAAGAAAATGATATTGTCGTATTAGATTTTGACCATTTAGGTAATAAATCAGGAAACATTTCTTCTATGGTTTCTAATAGATGCAGTATTGAAACAATTAAAAAAGAAATAGAAAAATGTGTTGTTAGATGTGCTAATTGTCATAGAAGGAAGACAGCACAAGAAGGGAATTTCTACAAAATTGGAAAGTAATTTAGTGGTAAAATGGCTGATTGTTAATCAGTTCTCACAGGTTCGACCCCTGTCTTTCCAGCCAAGCTTTGGTAGCTCAAAAGTAGAGCAACGGATTGAAACCCCGTAGACGTAGGAGCATTACCTACCCACAGCACCAGTAGTAATACTGAAAAATAGTAGAGTCGTCTAACTGGTAGGACGCCAGCCTTTGAAGCTGTGAATCTTGGTTCGAGTCCAAGCACTACTGCCAAGCAATAGAAATATTGCGAAACTGCGGGTTTGTGTAACGGTAGCACGTCAGCCTCATAAGCTGAAGGATTGGGTTCAACTCCCAAACTCCGCAACGCTGGGTTAATCTCGTAGAGGGCGAGGGCAGCCTGTAAATCTGTTTTCATTGCGATTCCGTAGGTGCAACTCCTACATCCAGCACAAATCTTGGGTATACAAGTGGTTCAAGTAGACCGTCTTATACACGGTTCCAATCGTGAGTTCGAATCTCACCCCAAGTACAGTTACTTAGTTCAATGGCAGAACATTGCTCTGATACGGCAAGAACAAAAGTTCGATTCTTTTAGTAACTACGCCCTTATAATTCAGTGGTAGAATAGCAGACTTTTAATCTGTCCATCGTGGTTCGATTCCACGTGAGGGCACCACGGAAGGTTGACCGAGAGGCTTATGGTGCTCGTTTTGAAAACGAGTGTGGTAGCCCCACCGAAGGTTCGAATCCTTCACTTTCCGCAAAGCTTTGGTGATGAAACTGGTAAACATACTTGTCTTAGAAACAAGGTCCTGCGAGTTCGACTCTCGCCCGAAGCACAAAGCTCATATGACGCAACTGGTAGACGTGTTCAGCTCAAACCTGAAATTCTGAAGGTTCGAATCCTTCTATGAGCACCCACAAGTGGTGGAATTGGTATACACCTGCGATTTAAAAACGTTAGTTCTACAGGTTCGAGTCCTGTCTTGTGGACACAATAAAACCCCTGTGGAAAGGGGTAAGGTTCTATTGTCTGAAAGGTCTTTACTCATTTAACCCCTTGAAAAGAAGTGGAGCAAGATTATCTTCTATATAACTAGACGTGGTAGTTGGAAATTATTACAACAAAAAAACACCTGAAATGGTGCTTTTTTGTTTCCACAGATTAAAGATTAACTTTAGAAAGGATTTCCTCTACAGCTCTGTTAACTGCGTTGAGTTTGTCTTTCTCTAGTTGTTCCTCTAGGTTTTTGATTTCAGCGTCCAAAGCTTTTTGTCTTTGGTCTATTTTGGCTTCAACAGCCGCAAGAACTTTTTTTCTGATTGAGGTACTAGGGGAGAACATACTATTTAGTTTTCTTAGCTACGACTTTTTTTGCAACTTTCTTTACTGCTTTTTTTGCTACTTTTTTTACTGCCATATTATTTATTATTTTTATTACTTTTTATTTCTTTTTCGACATCAATAACTGCTTGCTTCAAACATTCAAGAAAGTTTTCTGGTTCCTTTGAGTCTAATAGAAGACCGAAAGATAACTTTGTTCCGTTCTTTTCGTAAGTGAAACTTTTTGTAAATTGTTTTGTCAATTCCATACTACTTCAATGTCGGCATATTCAAGATAGTTGCCGCATTAGCTCCTGCAACATACGTTGGGAGATAACCTTGCCACTTCTCAATCCACTTTAATTGAACGTATTCTGCACCACCTGAAGCTTGAATTGCTTTAGCTTGAGCAGCGATAGCTTTCGCTTCTCCTTCTGCTTGAGCCACACGCTTATCAGCTTCATACTTAGTTTGTTCTAGCTCATTCTTAGCACGTAAAGCATTTTGTTCTGCCGTTACTTTTGCTTCGATAGCATCGTCAAACGCTGGTGAGAACTCAATGTTAGTAATAGCAACATCTGTTACTACAATAACACCAGGAACAGTTTTTTGAAGCATTTCTTTCATATTCGCCTTAACTTCTTCACGTTTTGTGATTAAGTCAGTCGCAGGATATTGAGCCGAAACACTTTTTACTGCTTCCTGCACATTTTGCAAAAAAACTTTGTTGATGTAGTCAGTACCGTAAGTTGCGTACAACTGTGATACAGTTTCTTCATTCAAATTGTAGTTTACAGCTACAGACACAGTTACTTTCTGAATATCAGAAGAGGCTGCGTTTGCAGTTGTTTCGTATTTGTTGTTACGAATGTTAAATGTGTGTACAGAGTACAAAGGATTCACGAAATGAAACCCTTCTGACAATGTTTCTTTCACTTGACCAAAACCAACCACCACTGCTCTTTCTCCCACGTCTACGACAGTCCAGAAAGAAGTGATAATAACCAACCCAATAATCAATGTCGCACCAATACCAATAAGTTTTCCCATATTTTAAATTATTTTTTAAGCTTATAACCAGTTAAATAAATGACCAACAATGTGATAGCAACACCTAGAGCGAAGAATAGTAGAGCTGGCATATTAGATTTGAATGTTTTCGATGTGTGTTAGCAAATCGTTCTTTTCAGATTCACCAATGTAGTCCAATAATCTTTCACTCCAACCAGAGATGTGTTTAGTCTTTGGTGACTGCAAATCTCTTGTCCCATATCCTGCAATGTCGATTGCATAGATGAATGGGTCAATACCAAGTGCATTTTTGTACGAATTGTACGCCGATTGTGTATCATCTCCCTGCCAACTTTGATTGTCAGAGAGGATAATTATACGGTCGTACTTTGCGTTTTTTGTCACTGCGTGTGTAAACACAATTCCTGTATTTGTACCACCACCTAGAGATTCTCTTTCGATGTAGCTTGCAATATCCATCACTGTTGAGTGTGAAGAAACAGTTAGGCTTTTAACCTTTGTATCATACAACAACACTTCACTATTTGATTTCTTTGCAAGAGCTGCAGCGAAAATAGATGCCTTGCTAATTGGGTCGCCTGACATTGAGCCAGACGTATCAACAGCAATGAGAGTCTTTCCAGGCAAGTTAGCCACGTTTCCAACAGAATGTTCCAATGCAAGAGTAAGGGCGTCTGTAAGAACACGATTACCGATTACATTTTTATAAGCTGTTACAAAACGAAATGGAAGTTGCTTACTTTTCAAGACTTCCTCTTTGTCAGAAAGTCTTGAGGCTGCGTGGGCAATAACCTCATCAGAACATTTATATTTCAAAATGTTATTTAGGTTACGCAAAAGAGCCATATACCCAATCTTGTTTGTAAGAACAAGAGCAGATAATTTTTCTTTTCTTTCCACATCATCCTTTGCACCTGCGAGTTCCACCTCCCAGGTGTCAAAGGACTTCAAGTTGCCTTCAATCAAATCCTTCCAAGCTTGTTTTTGTTCTTCTGTAGCGTGTTGAGCTTTAGGGTGAACAAGGTTAAACAAGTCTACAAGTGAAATATCTTTTCCTTCTCCTTTGTACTTTGCCAAAGCGAAACGGTCGAATTTTAAGATGGCATTTCTGACACCTCTTTTCACTTGTTTTGGAAGTGGTTTGCCTACGAAGGCAACCAATTCTGTTAGGTCATCTACTCTGTTTGTACAAGCGACGATTGCTCTTTTAAGCAAATCATTACCCTTGTGCACTTTCGAAAGAGTACCCAACAGAAAAGTTGTCACTGAACGCAAATAAAATTCTTTACGAGCAACGTATGCAAGTTTAGCAACAAAGGTTGGGTCTACCATTTTAACCAGTTGTTCAATTCTGTTTTGTCTGTCAGAACCGCTTTCATAATATTTGTCATCCAGGAACGTTGTTAATACAGCAGAGAGTAGTTCCTCTTTTGGATTCACTACCTTAAATGCTTGCCCACCAGCTAGGTTAGTAGTTCTAGTTACTGTAGGTCTTTTGATATTAAATTTTCCCATTGTAATTTTTTCACCGCTTACACGGTGATGTTTGGCGATAGTCTAAGTTGTCGTTTCTTTTTTTTGCAAGTTTCCCCTTTTGCAAGGGTTCCCTCGCAGTTTTTGGTGAAAAAATTACAAATATTTATTTCGATGAAAACAACTTATAACAACCAAACATCAACGTACAAACTTCTGTTAAGTGGTGGGTGGTAATTATGTGTACAAGCGAAGATTCAATAACAGACAAGAATTATTAAATATTTTGACACACAACCACCACCCACAACTCAACGAGAGAGCATTGAGTTATGGGCAAGATATAGACTACAATCTACAACTTGTAATTTGGCGATAATTTAGGAAAGAGATTTTCGTGCTCTACCGTTGAGCTAACCCTCGGGTCTGGCGATAATGTAGTTTAGTTATTTTCAGCAGGACTTGAACCTGCAAAGATTCTGTTGAATAGAATTGTAATTACCTTTTTACGATGGAACTAAACTGTGACAACCAGAGCCGAGGGTACTGGATTCGAACCAATAACCACGTCTGTTGAAAGAGAAGTAACTTTCCTGTTACAACCAAGTTACAAGTTATAGATTGCGATAGGGCAATAATTTCTGAAAGCTGTTTGGTGCAAAATAAAATATTTAGCGAAGTAACTTTCAGATTGCAACCCTGTCGCAAACTACAACTCATAGTTGTAATTTGAAGTATACACAATTTTCTAATAAATGCAAGTGGCACTTATGTGGATAACTATAGTATACCTGCTTGGTAATCTCTGTAGAGAGATACACCAAGATAAATAAGCACGGCAGACACGGTTATAATTGTTAGGAAAGAATCGTTAGTGCTTCCTAAAATGTAACCTATAGCTAGAGCAATAGTTGCAATAGCAGAATTGATTATTTTTTTGTTCATACTGTCATTATTTTAACAAGTCCATCTTCTAAGATTGAATACTGACCACGGTCTAATGTATCAACCAGTAAAATTTTCTTGTCATTATTTGAATAAATTTGAGGAGTTTCCACTCTTGTGTGACCAACTACCTGTGTACCTACGAAGAAGTTATCGGAATAAAGTGCGTCAGGTCTAATCCAGATAGGGGATTGTTCTTTGTCATCTCCGTAAGGACTACTACAAGCTCTGTTAAATGAAAAGGCAGATGGTTTAGTTTTAAAGAGAGCATTTATTTCTGAAACAAAGTCATCTTTAATATCTATCCCATTATCTTTACACCAAGTTGTAGAAATTCCTGCGTGGGAGAACAAATAATCGTCACCACCGTAGTAACACATTTGTAGGACATCCATTGCTGACTCTAAAGCTTGACCAAACTTTTCTACAAAGCTTGGGTCAAAACCAGAATATCTTTCTCCAAAAATAGTTTTCAAATATTGGAAGTCGTGATTCCCAACTAAAAGAATTGTATTTTCGGGGAACATTCTTTTATAAGTAACAATACCGTTGAAGTTTTCCAACTGTTTTTCACTTGGAACATTGAAGGAGTCAAAGTAATCTCCCATAAAAACAACGACATCATCGGGGTTTCTATTTTGTACTATTTTTCTCCAAACATCTTTTCCGTGAATGTCACCTATAATTATTCTTTTCATACTATTTTCTTGGATTATGTGACAAACGTAGAGCTTGCTCCATATTAAGACCCATTTTAATTCTTCGGCGTAGAAGAACTTCTGGAATCAAAGATTTCTGGCTCCATTCCTTTATTGTTGCTTTAGTCCCCAGTGCCTCGTATTCACCACTTCTTGGAAGTCGGTTTCTTTTTGGCTCTGTTGAATAAGGAAGTATTAAAGGTCTGTCTTGTTTCCCTTTTGCCATACGCTCGTAACGAGTGGTGTCAGCAGGAACATAGAAAGCTTTGTTAAGCTTCCAACCAGCGTGTAGTCTGGCACAGATTGTACAAACTTTAATTCCAGACAATTTTGAAATCTCATTTATTGTTCTGAACTCACCTTTGTACGGGTATTTATAATTTTTCTTTAGCGAACCACTTGGAGTAATCCAGTCTGCTTTTTTGGTTTTTGAGCCAACTGGTCGTCCTTTTCTTTTTTTGCTCCCTGTAAACAGAGAAACAATTTTTGAGAAAATGCTCATATAGTTTTAATTTAATTAGATTTTTTCTTCGTTCACCATTGCTATCATTCCTAAACGGAATGTAACTTCCGTGTCAAACATCTTTTCAGCTTCGTCCATCAAAACTGTGAAATATTTGTCGTGAGTGTGATTATTATCGAGTATCTCTTTCACCACCTTGTGACAATTAGACTTTGCGTAGAATCCCCAATCAGTAGTTTCGTACTCATCTAAATGTTCTTCAATGGCTTCTTGTATAAGACCACGCATTTTAGACATAAAAGTGAGAGTCATATCGGTTGGAGAAGTAAAATCTAAGTCTTCTCTTTTGTCCTCGTCTGGCATATTTTATTTTTTAAAAATTACCTTACCCTCTTGATAAAGTTTTTCAACTACACGGAACATCAGAGAGTTAATGTTTCCGTTGCTAACCAACCCCAAGTCCATTGCTACTTTGTTTTTACTTACCTTACGGTCAAGAATTTCAAACAAGTATTTTTCTTTCTTTGCGGTAATTGTTTTGTGCATAGGGTGTTTCTTAGTGTAATTAAGAACTGTCCCAACACGAGATTTTTTCATATTTTTCATATCAAGTTGCACGCACTTTATTAGTGCAGGACAATCATATCATACTTTTACAATAAATGCAAGTGGTAGTTTTCTTCTTTGAAATCATAGTCGTCCCAACCGTACCAGGTGTCCTTGTTTTGTATGGCTTTTTTGACCTTTTTACCTATTTTACCAACACGTGATTCAACAATAGCTGTGTTAAATTTATGTTTACCAAACTTCTTGTGGTAATTTTCTTTTTCTTCTTTACTCATACCGAAAAAGGTTTTTCTTTCCTTTTTTTTATAAGGTCCTCTTTTTTTAACAGGCAAACCTGGTGGTGGGTCAAAAGTCATTTTCTTTTTATTAAAAATAAAGCCTCTGTGGTTTTTATTATTACAATATCCACAGAGAGAATATTGGCTTGAATTCCCAAAGGGAAAAAGCAAGAAATCTTTTTGTACTCTTGGACAGGTAGAACACTTTTTATTCATAAAACATTATTTCAACTCTAGGTTTTAATTTGTCGTGACCTCCATACTTTAAGGTAAGTTCTGGAATGACAGTTACATTATCGTCTTTAATAATTTTAGCGTCCACTAATAAATCTCCGATTGATTCCCACTTATTACTCAAGTCAAACTTCCTTTTAGTTGACGAGAAGAAAGTAGCACAAATTTTAGTTTGCTGAATGTTTTTACCAATGTACTTAGTTGCTTGCAATTCCTTGAAAGCTTCCTTGTGCCATTTTTGGTGGTTATTGGAAGATATTATGAATGGTCTGCCCAATCTTTTGCTCCAAATAATCTGTTTCGAATTTTTTTTACTTGGAACATCTCCTGGTAGGACTATTTTCATAAGTTTATCCATTTCCTTTTTTGAGGTCGATGTTTATCAAAGAATTCCTCGTCTGGTTTGTAGTAGCACGATTCACACCTGTTTTTTATTAAAATTTTTGGATTTTCTGTCGAATAAGTTGGTGCCCACCACGCTTTGAAATTTCCTTTGCACTGCTCACAAACATTTGTGAAGTATCTTTCTCTTAACACCCCTCTTACTAGAAACAATTTTTTCATTTTAGTTTGAGTTCTTTTTTTAACAGTTTAAATAGCAGACCTGCTTCGTCAATAGTCAAATAAAAATCGCCTTGCCAACGTAGTTTTTCGTCTGTGACGGTAACTACAAAACTAGCAACACGATTCTTATTCTTAAATTTTTTTAGTAGGACTTTAGCCATTTATGTCAATAGTATATTACCATTGTAGGTAAAAAGTCAATTAGTAGCTGGTATTCCCTGATAATTCTCTGTTTTTTCTTTCAACAGTATTAGAAAACCTTTCCTGGTGGTTTTCATCCATAAGGGCTGACAAGAAAACTACCACCCTTCTCCTTATATGGAAAAAAGTTGAACCATAGCTTCTACAAAATTTTAGTAAAAATCTCCTTGTATATAATCCGTACTTATAAGGTCTTGATAAGTTTTCAATTTGCATATTTTCAGTAAAACATTTTTCTTAATCCCTGTCCAGATTTTTCATATAACAAAAGCCAAAAAGAAACAATACAACAAGTCCTAGAAGAATTTATTATAAGAAAAAGGAAAATTCTAATTCTCGAAAGTTCAAGAACTAAGTTTTACTTTTTCAATTCCAAAGCACAGTGTCCGTTGTCGCTCTTCCTTTTGGAATCCAAGTATAGACCATTTCTGCCCTATCTTGCCTGTGACAGTTGTTAAAAACAAAAGTCCTAGCTAGTTGAGATAGCAAGGACTTTTGTTCACAACTCTCTCAACGAGTTATAGGGGTATCATACACCCAAGCCAAAAAAAAGTCAAGTGGTGTTCCAACTAATCCCCGTTTCGTATGCAAAAAGAGTTTTCCACATAACTACCACTTGTATTTTTTAAAAAAGTATGGTATGCTCTAGCACATCCTCGCAAGAGGAAGAATTTATGGACAAAACTAATCAAGAGTTCGACTTGGAATCTTATCTACAGTCGATGGAATCAAAACCAGACTCTCATTTAGACCACATTGCAACCTATATTAGATTCAAAAAATTTCCTATAGCAAGCAAGGAACAAATGAGTGTCTACATTAAAAGGAACTTACGAGTGGCAAAAGACTTAACAGCATTTACTTCTAAAGAAATTCAGAGGGTAATGCAAAAGTTGGAAGACGATTACCAGTGGAGGATTAAAACTAAAGGTAAAAGTGATGACTGGAAGTGGACATTAGAAACCGTGCTTAAAGAACTAATGAAATAATCTATGCAAAGACAAAACTTTTGTGGAACTTGCGGACAAAGAAATGGAACTTGTCGCCACACAGACGAAAGAGCTAGGGACAGTGGGTTTGACCCTTTGACTGGCTTGCTCATCAGTGGGGCAGTAGGTTTTCTTACGGGTTCAGCAATCTTAGGTGGTTTGATTGGTGGGAATTTCCTTGGTGGAGTAGTGGGAGATGAATTAGAAGATGACGACGGGTTAGGATTTGAAGATTTCTTTTAATTTATGGCACCACTCAGAAAAACTAACAAGGAAGAATCAGAGCCACAAACTTCCAGATTTGATTTCATACTTCCTCTTGAACCACACGAACTTAGAAATATGTGGGACGAGTACACGGATGGAAAACAAATTAAAAACTTCAGAGCAAAAAATGGAAGGTCAGCTTTAGCCGAATACGTTTTCTACAACAGAGAAAAAGTAATGTCTTACAATAGTGAAACTGGTGAGTGGAGTATCTACCAGCCAGACAATCAATCTAGTGAAGACACAATTTATAAATTCGAAAGAGCTAAACGACATTGGAAGCAATTCGAGGAATATGCGAGGAAGCGTCAATTCGCAATTCAACAAGACGCAAATTATCAACCAATAGAAAATAAAGAATCAGAAGTCAAACTAATGGGCTTCTACGGAGAATAAATTATGAAAGATTTTAATGAACTATCAACGATAGAAACGGCACAATTAACCAGTGAACAAATTGCAGAATATTCCAAAACGATACCCCTTGAAAATATTCAAAAAGCAATTCAAGAGTGCAAAGACATTTTAACGAGAATGGGGGTTGATTACTAATATGTCAAATTTAGGACGGGCGATGGCGATGTATCAAAGGAGAATTGCTGGAGAAAGTTTACAAGAAATAGGCAAGCTCTATAATCTCTCTCGAGAAAGAGTAAGACAAATTCTTAAAAAATATTACCCAGAATATACCCACGTACAAGCTTCTCACAAAGAAATTAGAACTTGTGCTCAATGTGGTAAAAAGTTTTTCGAACTTAGGAGTAGCAGACGAAAGTTTTGTGACAGACTTTGCTCCTCCAAAGCTCTTAGAAAAAACAGAACGGTTGAAGAGATACGGGAAATGCGTAGACTAAAAGCTAGTCAGTATTACCACAGTGTAAAAAACACAAAACATTATAAGGAATTGAAAAAAAAGTGGAACGAAAAATCAAGATTAAAACTTTATGGACAAGCAAACAAAGAAAATTAAAGACTTAAAAAAGAAAATTGAATTCATATTGGAAAGTAATCCCAAAGCGAGGAATAGTGACCAATATTTAACTCTATGTATTTGGGCAACTTACTACCCAGAATACATCTTCCAAGATGGAAGAGGTAAAGCTGTGTTATTAGAAAATATTATGGCTCTTCCCCGTGAAGACAACGTAAAAAGATTACGTGCCAAAATTCAAAACGAAGAACACAAGTGGCTACCGACAACAGTAGAAGTGGCTAAGAAAAGAGGAATATTAGAAGAGGTTTGGTACAAATACGTAAACACAAATTAGTATGAACGAAAAAGAATACTTGGACTTTTTAGCACAAGCACCGAAAGACCACCACTCCAAAGAATTTATTGACTGGTTGATTGATAAAAACGAAGTCGTAAAAATTTGGGCAGGTTGGCTGATTATCAAAAATAAAAAATACTGGAACCCAGAAAACGACTGGCTCACGGCTTTCTTTATTGGAGATTTTCATTACGAGGACTTTCAAGCTATTGGAGAATTAAAATGGTTGCTTTCAGATTTTGGTGATAGAGAATGGTTAGTCAAAGCTCCACATAAAAGAACAGTAAAACTTTTTCACGTACACCTATACAAAAAAATATGAGAAAAAAAATAGTTACATTATTGGCTGATGAGTTTTACTTCCAAAACGTAGAGGCAAGGGAATCTTTTCGCTTGGCAAAACTTTGTGCTGACAAAATTATGAATTGGGTTTTACGTGCTTTACCAGAAGAAAAAATCTTGCACGAATATATGCAACAATCTTTCAATGGTCCAGACGGCAAAGCTCACCCTTCAGAATATTGGGAGGGTTGGAATGAGTATAGAAAACAAGCTATGCTTAATTTAGCCGACAAGAAGTATGGAAAAAAGAAGTAAAAAATGTTTAACTTGTGGTGGTGTTCTTACAAGTAAAAGTTCTCGAAAATTCTGTGGTTCGGTTTGCCGAAATAGATTTTATGCACTTAAATACGCAGACTACCGAGCAGAATATCAAAGAAAAAAAAGAGATAATTTACATACAAAAAGTAATGGGCACGACTTACAATGTCCTATTTGTGGAAACTGGTATGTCCAACTAATAACTCACGTTATCCAGATTCACAAAATAGACAACTTAACTTTTCGAGAAGAATTTAACCTACCCCTAAAGGTAGGGATTGTCCCAAAGTGGTATCACAATTTAAAAAAAGACATAACGATTGCAAACAAAAGTTATAAATCTATTGCTGGTAAAAAACTTGGTGCAAAAGAATTTAAGAAAGGGGATATTAGAAGCAAAACAAAAAGGGGTTGGAAAAGCACAGGGTCAACAGACTGGAGAAATTTGTTGAAATAAAAATATGGAAAATATTACAAATATGCGTAAAGCTATTTTGGTGGATTTAGATGGAACATTGGCACGTAAACTTGACCGTGAAATCTTTGATTATTCAAGGGTACACGAAGATTTAATTGACCCTTATGTAGCTGACACAGTAAAAATGTTTCATCGAAGTGGTTACGATATTGTTATCCTTACAGGAAGAGAAGGCACCCAAGAATGTGTAAACCTTACAATGAAATGGTTACATCACTGGGGTATACCTTTTAGTAGTTTATTCTTCCGAGGTGTGGGGGACAGAAGACCAGACACGGAAACAAAGCTAGAACTTTACAACGAACATATAAAACCTATTTGGGAAATTGTTCTGGCTTTAGATGACCGTCCAAGAATAATTAAATTGTGGAGAGATTTGGGAATTAACACTTGGGACGTTGGTAATGGTGTAGAGTTCTAATTTATGAGAATACTAAATCTCTACGCAGGGATAGGAGGCAATCGTAAATTATGGGGTGATGAACACAAGGTTGTTGCTGTGGAAAGCAATCCTGCCATCGCCAAAATTTACAAAGACCTTTTCCCGAAGGACGAAGTTATTATTGGTGACGCTCACCAATATTTGTTAGAGCATTTTTCTGAATTTGATTTTATTTGGTCTTCTCCACCTTGCCCGACTCATAGCCGAATGCGTATGAATCACAAAGTGAAGAAATATCCAGATATGTCCCTTTACCAAGAAATTGTGTTTTTAAAACATTTTTTCAAAGGGAAATGGGTAGTGGAAAATGTAGTTCCTTATTATACACCTTTAATTGCTCCTACAAAGGTACTCCACAGGCATTGTTTTTGGGCTAATTTTGCGATTTCTGACTTCAAAATGGAAAAGTTAGGAACTTGTAAGGTTGGCAAAGAAAGAGAGTTCCTACAGGCAAAATTTGGGTACAATTTAGACCTCTACACGGGGGTTGATAAAAGATTGTTACTTCGAAATTGCGTAGTTCCTGAACTTGGGGAAGTTATATTAAAAGATAGTAGCAAGTAAAGGGTATGATAACTAGCATCAGAATAGATTGCAGAAAGTATGCGTACAAACCTGGACATTTATTACACAAGGCTGGCTATCATCCTTATATAAAAAGTAAAACAGGTGCGAAGTCTTATATCAAACCAGATAAAGAAGGACGCTTTGAGGCGTACGTTATCGGTCAAACAATCGACTTGCATTATGATGTGTGGGTGGGGAAAGATAAACATATGGTTCTCCCAAGTGACTATCGAACACCTAAAGAAAAAAATCGAATCATTGCAATTATGTTGCACCAAGCCGAACCAACTCCCAGAGTTAACGCTTGGAAAGAAAGAAAAAGACAGAGAAAAAAAGAGTTACAAATTCCTGTGTTTACACAGGGTTATGTTCCTGAACCTAAACCTGAACCCGAACCTGAACCTGAACCTATACCAGTAGTTGAAAGTGATTTTGTTGGGGAATACTTTTTACCAGGTATTTCTGAACCAAAAGTGGGGAGAAAAAATACCCTTTCAGCGGCTCAAATTAAAGGAATGGATTGGGATTATCTTAGGAGATTAAATGACCAAAACAAAAGTTTTCCACATACTACCACTTGCATTTGTTTTAAAAATATGATAAGATACTTCCATAAGCAAATTAACACCTTGCTTATGACTTGTAAAAAAATTGTAAATAAATCGTAAAGATAAATAAAAAAAATTGTATGGATAACGAATATAAAAAAGGTGGGACATTTGAAATACCAGAAGCAGGAAGTTTTCCAGCTCGCTTGGTATCTATTATTGAACTAGGAACTGTTAAAACTCCTTTCTATGAAAAGGGAAGTTTCAAGGAAGGGGAAGCACCAAAGTTTAACCCTGAAACTGGATTCTTCACTGATAACAAAGGACAGAAGACAGACGCCGAAGGGTATCGCTTGGACGCTGAAGGAAATAAAAAGTTAAAGTATGCACACCAAATCTCTTTAACTTTTGAAGGTCAAAATGAAGACAAGAGATTCTACGTTCGCACAAAAGACATAACTTTGTCTTTGAACGAAAGAGCTGAACTAACAAAAATTCTGGAATCATTGATTGGTAGAAAAATTCAAGAAGGTGACACTGCTAGAAAACTGTTAGCTGAAGTTCTAGGAAAAGCTTGTATCGTAGAAGTTGTTCACGTACAAGTGAAAGACAAAACTTACGCTAACCTTGGAAAGGTAGCACAACCTATGAAGGGTATGAATGTATTGGAAGCTAAAGCAACTCTTACTTTCCTAAACTTCAAAGATTTCAACTATGATGTGTTCGACAAACTTCCTGAATTTGTACAAAACAAAATTAGAAGTTCTTCTGAATATATCAAGATGACAACTAAACTTTCTGAACAATCAGAAGCTTCAAAACAAGCAGCACTAAATGCAGAAGGTCCAGCAGAATGGACTGATGAAAATGGTGTAAAGCACACAATCCCATTCTAGGGACGTGCAAATTGTAAACCTGCGGTGTGCAGGTAGGGGAAAGTTGTACGACTACTGTACAGGAAACTCGGTCAGCTGGAGCTTCTCCCTACCTGCACATCTCATAATTCAAAATAAAAAATATGCAAAATAAATTTGTTATAGGTTCATTGGTACGTTTTAATGTACGTACAGACTTGGTGTGGAAAGTGGTTGAAGTATGGGATATTTCTTACGTTGCTTCTGTGACAAACAAAATCAACAAAAAGAATTTTTACGTGATTACAAATGTGGCAACTAATTCGGCTGTAGTAGCAGGAGAAGATTCAATGTCACCAATCGAGGTAAAAGATTTACCAGAGTCAGACGCAAAAGAGGAAGAAAGTAAAGACGAGTCTAAATAGAAAGTAATTATTAACTAATCAGAATCAAAAATTATGAGATTTAAAAATGGTGACGAATTCGTTTTTGACAGAACGGCTTCGGCTAGAGGAAGGTATAAGTTTAACGGCAAGTCTATGCCAGGGGTTACAACTGTTCTTAACGAACAAGCTAAACCATATCTAATAGACTGGGGAGCAAAATCTGCATACGAAGATTCTATTGGTAAAACAAAAGAAGAAATCGAGCAAATCCTCAAAGAAAAAAAATATGCACACAGGCAAAAAGGAGATGTTGCTAAAGAAATTGGGACAGATGCTCACGACATCGTTGAAACGTTCATCAAGACCTTTATCGCAACGCAAACTTATCAAATCCCAGACTATGCAAATACTTCAGAAGAATCAAGATTCTCTGTGGAAAGATTTGTTAAATGGTCGATTGATAATAAAGTTAGATTTGTCCAGTCCGAAGTTTCGGTCTGCAACCCAGAATACTGGTACGCAGGAAGTTTTGATTTCATCGCTGAGATTAACGGAAAATGGTGGTTGGGAGATTTTAAAACTTCCAAATCCATTGACGCTACCTACTACGGTCAGGGAGCAGCGTATATCAAAGCAGTAGAGTGGATTCAAAAGACTCAAGGCGAGGCAAAAATAGACTTTGCAGGTATTGTTATTGTTAAAAGTGTGAAGCAAAAGGAAGACATTTCTTTCTTCAAAAAATTAACCAATGGTGGATTCTCTAAAGAAGTTATTCCTGCTTTCGAGGTTTCTTTTACAGAACAAATTGAAAAGCACTGGAATTATTTCTTAGCTATGTTGTACGCCTACAACTACAACAAAGACTACGAAGTAAAAAACTTCACAGAGCGTTGTACTCCAGTAGCCGACTGGGGTGAAGTATCACCTGAAATTGTAGACCACATATAATATGAAAAAAGTTACAAATGAAATGATTTTGACTGTGTTTAAACATTATTTAGACGCAAGGGAATCACTTAAACAAAAACTAACAATCCAAGATTTTGATTGTTGGGTAGGTGGGTTTGTTTCAGGTGCAGGTATTTTTGATTCTTCTTTAAAAAAAGAATACTTTGATGAACTAATTAAATTTCTTTTAGTTTCAGAAGAAGCAAAAAGATGTGGTGTGTTTGGAACAAAAGATGAAATTTGGAAAGAGTACGGACTCAACTAATATGACAAAGTTCCAAGTAGATGACGTTGTGTATTTTACAAAATACAAACACGGTTATGTGTGGAAAGGGTCAATCAAAGATTCTAAAACTTTCTTTGGTTTAACTTGGTACAAAGTCCTATGTACGGAAGGGTACGGTACTATTATATGGGTTCCAGAGTGGCGTATTGTGTCAACATTAGATAAATAATTATGTCAGAACCAGAAAAAAAAATACCTTCATATAGTCCTGAACAACTAGGGCTTGCGAAAAAACAAGCTTTGCAACGTCCAAATGTTCGAGAAGAAGTCTTTGGAGGTCAGTTTATTCCCAAAGAAGTAGCCAGAAAAATGTTGCGTGATTTTGTTCTCATTCATAACAAGTTTGAGAAAGAACAACAAAAACATATTCCTTGTGAAGCTTTGTGGGTACACAGTTTCCTTTCTTTAATGGAAGCTATGGGCTTCCCCCCAATGGTAGGGGAAGATGTGGTCAATGAGTGGATGATACAAATTAGGCAGAATCCTCCTGATTTTTTTAAAACAGAAAAGTAGGGTCTGCGTATTGGTTAAAAAATAATATGAAAAAAGCTACAAACAAAAAAGCAAAAAATATTTCCAAGAAAAAACTGGAAAGTTCAAAATCTGATAGCCGTATTGGTGTAAAAACATATACCGCTGACGATATGATTTTTATTGCTCAAAAGTTTATGACTCTGGGTCTAAACGTTCAGAGTGTTGTGCAAGTTATGAAAGAGCAAAATATCTATGAAGCTTTTGCAAATAATCCGCAAATGCAAATAGAACTGCAAAAACTTTTTAAAGAAAAAGAAAAGCTTGTAGACCTTGTAGACTGTTTACAAAAAATAAATACAGTTGAAAAAATACAAGTTGCTATATCTAACTTGAATATTTTCCAGATGTCTTTACTAGAGAAATTGAAGTAAAACGTTATAATCAAAGGGCTTTTTGTGCATTTTCTAAAATAATCCTTATAATACAAGGGTTATTTTTTGTTAAATACCACTTGCATTTATAGTTTTATTATGCTTTACTTATTTATGTGATAGAGATATCACAATTAAAAACAAATAAAAAAAATAAAACTTATATGTCAAAATATAATTTTAAACTAACAAGAAAAGATACAGGCGAAGTATATTATTTTGTGGAATATGTGCATTTACAAATTACTTATAGCAATTTACAAAAAGCAAAGGTTGAAATAGAAATAGAAAATATAATATAATATGGATATCCACCAACGAGCGGAAGAAAAAAGGGCGTTAGCAAATAGTTTGATACGTGCAAAGATAGCAGAATTAAAAAGCTTAAATGGTTTTGGTAGCGACTGGGTAGAATATAGAGATATTACACTTTACAATTTTGTTTTTGATAATTACTCTTTCCATTTAGACGACTCTATAGCAGGGTTAACAAATGAAACGTTACAAAATGTAATAAATGAAAAAGTAACTCTAGGAGCTTGTGAAGCTTGCGGGAATCGTGAAATTTTAGTAAATGGTTATTGTAGCGAGCATATAGAAGACCATAACTTTTGCGAAGATTGCGGAAGATGTGGAAGGGGCGACGATTTCACCTGGATACAAGATAATGCTTATCAAGATAATGCTTATTGTGAAAGATGTAGGGATAACAATTTTCATTTTTGTGATAGTTGCGACGAGTATATTAGGGAGGGCGAAGGTTGCGATTGTAACGACGACGAGGAAGAGGGGCGAAGTTTTGGAAGTGACGAAGTGAAGGTTACAAGGTTTAACAATTTCAAAAAGGGCGAAGTGTTACAAGTAAACAGGGGGGCGGGTATAGAATTAGAATTTAGTAAATACTCAGAAAACGACAGGGAAGAAATTAAAAAATTGCGTGGGGCTTATTTCTTTTTGACAAATGACGGCAGTGTAAACGGGGCGGGAAAAGAGCTTGTTAGTGGAGTTATGAAAGGAAAACTTTTTGAAGAAAAGTTAAAAACTTATCTTAAAAATGTTAGTGTTGGAGTAGACAAAAGTTGCGGTTTTCATATACACGTAAATACAAGAGATTTCAGACCAAAAGACGTTAAACACTTGTTTAGAACTTATCAAGATTTAGAAAATATTTTCTTTTCACTTATACCAGACAGTAGAAAAGAAAACCGTTACTGTTTACGTTTTGATAGAATTTATAGGCACGTTTCAGACTTTAAAAAACAGCAGACTAAAACGGCGTTGGAACAAAAATTTTACTCAGAAACAGACAAGCGAAGACTTAACAATTTGAAAAAACACAAATACAACGGGTTGCGTTATGCGTGGGCAAATTTTCACAGTCTTTTTTCACACTATAACGTAGAAATACGGTTACACAGTGGCACAGCAGACTATACAAAAATTGTTCACTGGATAGCGTTAAATACTTCTATTGTGGAATATGTTAAAAAATACGGCAGACTAGAAGCAAGCGGGTTGCGTGAAATGTTGTTTAAACTTCTACAAAAAGACTTAATAACAGAATCAACGTTTTACTTTTACGTTGAGAGATACAAAGAGTTAAACAATAAACTTAACTAGCAAATGCAAATAATTTGCAAATGCAAATAATTAACAAAAATAAATAAACAAAATAAAAAATATATGTGCGGAATTTTTGGAACAAAAAGCTATAAAAAACTTATAAAAAAGTATAATAAACAACGAGCAAGGGGCAGCGAAGGTTTTGGAATTTTAAACGTTGCTAAAAATGGTAAAGTGGAAGTTATACGAGAAACAGACGAGCAAAAGTTTATAAACCAACTTTCAAAGTTAAAAGACAAGGGCGGCAAATTTTGTTTTGTGCATCACCGTTTCCCGACATCTACAAAAAATTATAAGTCACAGACACACCCGATAAAAGTAGAAAACAAAAGTTTAGAATTTGATTATTACGTTTTGCATAACGGCGTGATTTCAAATACTAACGAGCTAAAAGACCATCACGACAAGCTTAAATTTGATTACTCTACTTTGTTAACTTATAAAACTGTTATGTCTAGCTTTGTAGGTAAGTCTACTAGTTTTGATTACGACTGGAACGACTCTAATAGTCTAGCGATAGAGCTTGCTAGGTTTTTGGAAGGGCAAATAAAAGACTTAACAAGTGTAAAAGGAAGCTTTGCATTTATAGTTATACAGACTACTAAAAAGGGCGTGTTAAATAAAGTTTTTGTAGGTAGAAATAGCGGGAATCCTTTAATGATAGACGAGTTTGGAAGTTTTGGAAGTGAAATAGGAACGAGTGAAATTGTAGCGGGCAAAATTTTCGAGCTTAATATTTCAAATATGGGACTTGTAGAAGTTAAACAGTTTACAGACAATTACGAAAAGAAAAGCTATAGCATAGGTTTTAGAACTAGCGGAATGTATAATTCAAAAGACTGGGTAGACGATTATAACGACTATTACAAAGGTTACACAGGCGAAACAGCAGCAGAAAAAGACGAGAAAATGCTAGACGAAGTTACAGACGATAGTTTAGTTTGGCAAAATTACGAAGAAATGATAGAAGACCTTGAAGAGTATAAAGACGAGCTAGGCAAAAACAAAGAAATAAAAAATAAAATAAATACTTTACTTGACGAGTATGTATGCGGGGGCGATTTGAAACTATACAAGCAAGCAGAAGATTTGATGTGGGAACTAGAATATATTACAACGGATAGAAAAGAATCAGAAGACGGGATAGTTTGGGAAGAGAAATTCAGAGAATTGCAAGCAGCTAACAAAGATTTTTAAAAGCTATATGGAATCACTAACAAGCAAAATTATACTTTTACCGCTTGGCTTGTTACTTGTCTTTTTTGTAACGTTACCAATATTTTTTATATTACTTGGTAGCGAACTACAAAGTTTAGACAAAGACCACCATAGCACAGTTAAAATTTTTATAGGAATTATACTTTTACTTATTGCAATTTGTTTGCATTTGTAAAGAATCCGCAAAAAGAAAAAGCAAGCTAACACGACTAGCTTGTTTTTTTTTATTTGTGTTATGTTATACTTAACTTATGGCTAAAACAAAAAAAGCGGCGGAACTTGTAAACAATTACATAACACAAAAAGCTATACATTTTGACGACTTGGAAAATCATAAAATCACTAGGAAAGAAATAATGTTAAAAGCTGGATATAGTGAAAGTGTAGCAGATAAAAAGAATCCAGAAAATACGCAACTGTATGCAACTATTAACAATGAAATAATGAACAAAGTAGGTTTTGTATTGTCTAGGTATGTAGAGAGTATAAAAGAAGATGTAGAGAGTGGAGTTTTAGAAGATATGCAACCACTAGCAAAAATAAAAGCTTTGTCAATGATTACAAGTATTTTCAAAGGTATTTCACCAACTTATAAACAAAAGTCTACACTAAAAGACGAAGAAGGAAATGTTAAAACCGTTTGGACAAAGATTAACTAACACTTGCACTTGCAAATAACTTGCATTTGCATTTATATTGCATTTGCAAATCATTTGCAATAATGAATACCCTTTACGTGGGGTATTTTTTTTGATGTGTTATTTTGTGTAACAAAATCTTTATCAGACGGTTGACCCCTGCCTCCTGCCTTTAGTTATAGGGTATGGGGGTAAAAAGAAAAAGAAGTATCTATCACTTAACCCCTCCCTCTTTTTTTACCTACCCCCTATGAAGGGAAAAAAGAAGTATCTAAATAAAAAAATCTTATGACTTTACGTAATAGTCACAAGATAAGTTTATTAGGTCTTCAATCAGGACGTCAATAGGAATAGGTGAGTTTGACCTACCAAGGAAGATGGATGATTCTGGACTGTCATTCCCCTCTAGGTCGGAGGATATGCTCACTGGTTTACCCTTCAAATCATCAACTAGGGTAAACGTATATTCAGGTCTTAGAGGAACTTTGAATCAACTACTCTAAGCGATGGCGTTCAGTTACTATCAATCTTAATCTATTTCTTTTTTGGAGTCAAGTTTTTTAGTGTTGACTTAGCCAAACATTGTTGTAAACTGTAAGTAATGCAAACCATCGAAGAATATTTAGCTACTCCTGTCCTAAAAAATGGAATAAGGATTGTTCCCTCTGAACTTCCGTTAGAGGAACAGATACAGTTTTTGATGGACACTAACTTTGAACTCTTTGCTTCTCCTCTTTCTAAGATTTGGAGGTTGGAGCATTTATTTTACATCACTGACAAAAGAGCTAAGAAGGTTCTTTTTAAACTTAACCGTGCTCAAAAAGATTTTGTGGTTAACGTCTTGCAAAAAGGATTCAAAAGAGTCATAATACTAAAATCAAGACAGCTTGGTTTCACAACTTTGATTGCCCTTTATTTCCTGGACGAGATTATTTTCAATAAAAACACGGACGCCCTACAAATCGCCCACACCGTTCAAGATTCCAAAGCTATCTTTAACAAAAAAATTAAATATGCCATTAACAACTTTCCGCAAGCATTTAAAAAGACACTTACCCTTAGTGCTATGCGTGCCGCACGTGCTGAGTTTGCATACCCTGACAAAAGTATCTCCTCCATTTCTACTGCTGCCTCTGGTCGTTCTGGAACATATCCTCTTCTTCACGTGTCTGAGTTGGCTAAACTGTCGAAAAATTTTCCAGACCGAGCCGATGAAGTTATCACAGGAACAATACCATCTGTGCCCATTGACGGCATTGCAATCATCGAGTCGACCGCCGAAGGACAAAATTCCATATTCTACGAGATGTATATGGACTCCTACCGAAGAAAAGACAAGATAACCCCCCAACTTTCTAAAGCTGAATTTCTACCTGTTTTTTATAACTGGACTTGGGACGACTCTGAAATTGAAGTGGCAAATGCCGATGGACCAATTCCTGTAGAGGATATGGAACAAAATCCAGACATAGACTGGAAAATCTTCAAAGAGGAAAACGAATTGTCTGACAAGGAAATTACTTACTACTACATTAAATGGATTCAATCCAAACGTAACATCGACAAGCTTCACCAGGAATATCCAATGAACGAAATGGAAGCTTTCGTGTCTACAGGTGCTAACTTTTTTAATCTACGTAAAATTAACGAGCTATATAACAAGATTGACGACGAGGCGTTGCGAGAATACAAACGTTACTCTTTCATCGAAGGTAAGCTTATCGAAGATTACCAAGGAAATGTTTGGATAAAAGAAGAACCCCAACAAGGGAAGTTCTATGTTTTAGGTGGGGACGTTGCTCAAGGTATTGCCACAGGTGACTACTCTACTTTTTTTGTACTGGGAGCTGACAAACGCCTCTGTGCTTTTTTCCGAGGACACTTAGAGCCAGACGAATATTCTAAACTGGTTCGGATGATTGGGACAAGATATAACTACGCTTTGATTGGAGTGGAAAGTAACGCTGACGGTAACTGGGTGAACTCGGATATTGTAAATAACAATTACCCTGCTATTTTCTTGCGTACCTCTTTCGATGACATCACTAAAACTACTACCCAATCTTACGGTTGGCGTACGGATGTAAATAGTCGTAAAAATATGCTCGATGGAGCCAGAGTTCACTTCAATTCTTTAACCGAATTGAATTGTAAACCACTTTTGGAAGAAATGATGGTCTTCATCCGTAATAAGAGAGGAAAACCAGAAGCCGCCCTCGGTAAAGATAACCACGACGACTTGATTATGGCTTACGCAATCGCTATTGCTATCGTTGGAAACCGAAAAGAGAGTGATATTTCTTCTCCAAAAGTAAATTTTATGCAACTTTTGTACTCTAAGTAGAGTTTTTTGCAAAAAATGCTTGACAAGGAATCACAAATGTATATTATCGGAACTATAATATGGCAATAGCAACACAGAAAGGTAAAAAAGGTAAAGAAACTACCAACCCAACTATAGATTTCATTAAAGATAAGAAAAAAATCCTTACTGAAAATCGTTTTAGACAAGACTACGATAAAATTTTGCAAGAGTACAACAAATACGCTGTTAATACTCAAACTCAAAAAAATACGATTGACCAATCTTCTCCAGAGTCAATCACTATTTTGATTCCTCGTTCAGACGGAACCAATGACTTTGCTATTTACCCTCGTGTGAAAGATGTACGTGGTTCTGAATCTGATACCCCTCGTGCCGAAATCCCTATTGCCTACTCTAAAATTTTGGTGGCGTCTTCAGCGATTGCTTCCAATATGCCAAACGGTACTACGTTTTCTATCAACAAAATTAAAGCTCGTACTTTCTACGAATACTGGAAACGTTCTTGGACTGTACCTGAAATGAACGGAGGCAACACTCTGGATTTTGCTGTGCAACAAATGATTGCCACAGGAACAGGAGCTTGGAGAATTTTCCCAAGACAAATCTCCGTAGACCAAACTCGTTCAGGAAAGAAAACTAAAAAAGTTATTTACGACGATATTTACCGTGAACCTCTTGATATGAACCGTACTTGGTTCGGGTTAACTTACAAACCTTCTTCTTACGACGGTCGTCCAGAAGTTCTTTACGAATTGGATGTAACCAAAGAAGAATTTGAAAAGCTAAAAAAGAAATTTGGTAAACGTGCCAAAAGAACTCCAGAGAATTTGCAAATCAATACAGTTTCCCAAGAAGCCACTGACGAAGACCCAGAAAAAACTAGAACTCACGTTACTCTTTCTTTCTACGAATGTCCAAAAGACAATCGTTACATTATTTGTTCTGACTCGGTAGTATTTTACGACGGTGAAATGCCAAACGAAGAAGTGTATGGTTCAGTAGTGATTGCACACTGTCTGCACAAAAATTTCCTTTCTCCTTACGGAGTTGGACTTTGGGAATTGATTCGTGGAAACCAAACTATTCAAAACTACATTGAATCTCTTAACACCGAACAAGTGGCTGCTGAAATTATCCCTTTGATTTTTGCTTCTGGGAATATCCAAGGAGATATGGAAATGAAACGCTCAACTTCAAAAGTGAATGTCGTTCCAGCAGGAGTAAAGGTGGAACGTGTTTTGACTACAGGTAATGCTACTCTTGGAGAAAACTACATCGAACGTAAGAAAAAAGAAGTGGACGACATCACAGGTGTTAACGACATTGTGGCTGGGTCATCTTCTGAAACAACCCTAGGAGCTACAGTGATTTTGAAAGAAGCTGCTCTTAACCGTTTGATGAAACCTCGTAACTCTCTAAAACGTGCTTTGGAAATTGACGCTACTATCCAATTCTCTTGGATTGAACAAGACCACGTAAACCCACGTGAACTTATTTTCAAATCTCCAGAAGAAGTCGACATTTTCAAACAAGCCAACCCAACTCTTTTCATCGAAGTGGAAGAACCAGGTGAACAAGAAGCTCCAGAAACTAATGACCACCCAGAAACAGACAACGAAAACGGTGGCGAAGGAGAAATTCCAAACTACAACTACAGTGTTTACTACTCTCCAAAAGTTCCAATGAACTTTGACTTCAACAAAAATGATTTGGAAGAATCAGGTTACGAAAACCAAGTTATCAACGAAGTAGGAGCTTACAGTTTGTCTGTTCCTCGTTCCAGAGCTTTGGGTGAAATCAAAGACCTAGAAGATGAAAACAAAATTGGTTACGACAAAGTAATCTTGGTGATTGACCCTAACTCAATGCTTATCCCTTCTGCGGAAATCCAAAAGCAAACTGCAATGCAACTTTACCCAATGATTCAACAATCAATTGTGGATATTTTCACAGCAGGAATGCAAGCCCCAGAGTTAGCAAAAGCGAAATTAAAATCTTTCGAAAAATTCTTGGAAGTACAAAGAGAAAACATTATGGATTGGATTCCAAAAGAGTTCTACGACACTATCAAAATGGGAGGAATGACTCCTCCACCTATGCCTGGTATGCCTCCTGGTGGAGCACCAGGAATGGGTCCTGTTCCTCCAGAACAAATGCCTAACCCCGCTAACGCTTCTCCTTTCGGACAGGCTGTAAACGGAGGGGTAACTGGAATGAACAAAAAGATAGACACCCAAAAAACTGCACCTAGAAAATAACTATGAAAAACAAAAAAAACGTATTCGCCCACGATAATGGCGACTTAGATAAGGAACTAGAAAAATTTTTAAAAGGTTTTGGTTATAAAGAAACAAATAAAGTTCCTGTACCAAACATTGCTAATCCCTACCCACAACAAGGGTGCCCGAACTGTGGTTACTGTCCCCACTGTGGTCGTGGTGGAAACTACAATCATCCAATTCCTCCTGTGTACTGTGGAAACACGGGAGGTAATTATCCTGACCACAACATCTTTGGATAATTATGGAGCCAAGAAAAATTTACGAATTAGAAACTGCTTATGCAGAGAGAGCAAGAAATCTTTTTACCCAAGATAATATTGCCTCTATTGTTTACTATTTGAATAAGCAAATACCCAACATATTTCCACTCACCAAAGAGTCGGAGTTTTCTACGTTGGTGAACGCTGCCCAAATTGATGGAATGAAAAAATTGATAGAACTTGTACAAACAAGTGTGTTGGGAAATAAGAAAAAATAATATGAAACCAGAACCAAAAGAAGAATACATTAACACAATTAAATCTATCCAAGATGGATTTGAAATTCATTTGAACTATTCCGAAGAAGCCGAGAAAAAAGGTTTGATTAAAATTGTTCCAACTAAAATTGGTGACATCGAATTGAACGTAGACGCCGTGTTGCAAATGATTGCTTCTCACGTAAAAGATAAACCGATGGCGATTGCTTTGCACGACGCTGATATGCAACAAATCTTGATGGCAGAAGTAGAACGTGAGTTTGGATTTATCGCCGATAAAGATTACAAGGCAGGGGAACAAGTTAAGTTCCGTGTAGTCCAAGCTTACCCTGCTGTTTTAGCTGCCCTCGAAGAGGAATACCACATCTGTAGAATGAAAGGTGGTGCCTTTACCACTTTAGACAAAGACCGTGTTGACCGTGCAATCCAAAGATTGAAAATGAAGAATTATGACTTCCTGAAAAAAATGTACGATATGGGTGCAGATACTAAAGGAATTTTACCAGAGCTTAAAAAAGATGATACACAGGAGGAACAAACACCATAAGTGTCAACCTCCGATATAAAATATGGCAGATAAAAAAACTGAAAAAGTGGAAGCAGCATCCACGCCAACTGAAACAAAACGTTCTGAGGCAAAACCTGTTGCAATAGACAAAAGAACTATTAAGAAGGTTTACGACTCTAACGTAATTGCCGACAGGGAAAACAATCAACCGATGTTCCTTGCTTGGAAAAAACTTTACAAAGAGCTTTGTCTTCCTGATGAGCAGGCAAGAGCTTTTCTTGGAGGTCGTGACCCTAAAGATTATTTTCGTGATGGTCTAGTTCACACTTCTTTTATTTCTACTTTTGAAAATCTTCTACCAGAAGACGAAGAAGAAGTAGTTGTGATGAGAAAAATAATACCTTTCAAGGACGTGCTTCTTTTCAAAAGAAAAAGAACTAACCTTTATATTTTGCTTGTTCCAAAAAGACTAGCAAGATTTGAATTGGATATGGACGGCGAATTTGTAAACGAATACATCAATTACGATATTTCTGCAATCGCCTTTACTGGTTCAGGAACTCCAGCAGCTTACGAAGAAGGTTACTTCATTCAACAGTTGCAAAAGGTTCTTGTGCATTTGCAAAAGGTCGCAGAGATGAGAAAATTGTTCTCTTAAAATAACCGCTTGACAACAAAAACGGTTTGTATATTATCGGAGATAGATACATAGCGTTCTTGTACGTCACACAAGTATATGAATCCTAAAGATAAAATTGACGAAAAAAAGGAATTCGAAATTAACTTCGATGACCTAGATACCGCCAAAGCAAAAGCCGAAGCTGAATTAAGAGGCGAAACGGTGGAGGACACTCCTACTAAAAAAGTAGAGAAACCTGCACCAGGCAAAGTGGAAGACGAATCCGAAGAGGAGGAAGAAGAAACTGAAAACTTCGAGGAACCAAAAAAAGAGGACAAAGCTCCTGCCAAAGAAGAGCCAAAGAAGGTTAGCAAGAAAGAAACATTCCCTAAAAAAACAGAGGGTGAATCTGACGAAGCTTACAACCTTAGAATGCAACTAAAAATTGCAAAGGAGGGAAGAGATACTGCTAAGACACCAGAAGAAAAATCTGTGTTCGAACGCAAGATGGACGACCTCCGTCAAAATCTTTCGGAAGCAAATAAAAAAACTCCCGAAGGGAAACCAAAAGAAGAAGTCGTAGAAGAACCAACAACTGAAATTACCGAAGATACCCTAAAGAAATTGGGTCTAGTTAAGAAAGACGATGTAGAAAAAATCTTCTCTGAGAAATTGACTGAACTTAGACGTAACGAAATTGTGGACGGACACCAACAAGCTATCAAAGCTTTCTACAAAGAAAGACCAGATATTGCTTCTAACCGAGAGGTTAAGGATTTCCTAGAACAATACGTGATTGACCTAATTAAGCCAGACCTCAACACAACTCCAAGACAGCTTTTTGAAGCAATGAAACTTGTAGCCAATGCCAACTTCCCTAAAGCTAATCGTTCTGCAACTGCGAGAGCAGCACAAGAAAAAGTAGACGCAATGAATATTGAAGGGGGAGGAGCTGGTGGACAAGGTAAAAAGTCAACTGTCGGGGACAAAGAAGGTGACTTGCTACGTTCAATGGGTTGGTCTGATGACGACATTAAATCTTTTGGTTAATTAACAAAATAACCAAAAATTTTATGGCTCTAACAATAAGAATCCCAAAAAATACAATTTATAACAAAGACAGAACGAAAGCTTCTGCCCTTGTTACAACTGTTGGTACGGTTTATGTTAACAACCTAACAACAGGTGCTTTAGAAGCAGCTTCAGCTTCAACAACTCAGACACAAAAACTCTGGATTGCGAACGAAACAATCGCCGCAGCAGATAACCGTTTGACTGTGAACTGTGCTCTTGTTTCTCCTGAAGACGCTATCGTTGCTGATTCAGTAAACAACTCGGACGCTACTCATAACGGACGTAGAATGATATTGAACGCAACTGGTGACAAAGTTAACAACACAGCAGATAACGCAACAACTGCTGCTGTATTTACTCAAGTCGGCGTTGTAGGAGCCGCTGCAGATAAAAAAATAATTGTAAGACTAACTGTATAATCTGCAAATGGAATTACAAAAATAAAAATAGAAATATATGTATACAGGTAACTACGCAACAATATTGGACGCTCGTCTTAAACACCTTTACGGGGTTGTACCAGGTAAAGTAACTGACGAATTTTCTCAATATACAAACAAAGTTGTTGAAAAACAACTTACATACCTTACTGAATCTGTAGCTGGTCTAGCGATGGGTCAAATCATTGGAGAAGGACAAGTTCCTGCTTCTGACGCCCCTATCCAAGGATTCCTAAAAGTATTCACACAAGGTATCTTTACTCACAGAATGCGTCTAACAAAAAGAGCATTCTACTACTTGTTCGAAGCGAAAGACGGAGCTAAAATTGACTCTAAATTGCGTAAGCAAATTACTTCACTTAAAGACTCTCTAACTCACTTGAAGAACTACTACTCACAAGCACTTCTTGCAAACGGGTGGGCAACATCTTTCACATTCACTCCTATCAACGGATTCTCTGGTTCAGTGAACGTTGATACAACTGGTGCTGACGGTGTAGCTTACTGGTCTGCTTCTCACCCTCGTATCGATGGTGGAACTGCTTGGGGTAACATCATTGTTTCAGGAACTAACAACCCATTGTTCTCTTTCACTGCTTTGATTGCTGCTCGTGCACAACAAACTAACAAGAAAGACGGACGTGGTATGCCACTTACTGGTTCAACTCTCGACACTCTTGTATGTCAAAAAGATTCAACAACTTTCTTCTTGGCTACATCTTTGAAGAAAACTCTTGAACTAGGAAAGTTCCCTTCTGCTTCTGGAACATCTCTTGCCCTAGTATCTCCTACTAACTTTATGGATGGTTCTCCAACTGATACTTTCAAAATCGTTGGACTTACTCCATACGGAACTCTAGGACTTACATCTATAATGTGGTTTATGACTGATTCTGCACAAATCTCTGATGACTTTGGATTCCAATTCATCGAATCTATGCCAGAAGAACTAAACCAAGTTCAAGATAACCTAGGTGCTGGTGATATGGTGTGGACAATCACAACTTACTGTCAATTCGGTGCGAATGACCTCCTTTACTGGATGGCTTCAAACGGAACACTTTCTTAGTTGGATGACGCTTTTACTCATCAGGAAACTGGTGGGTAAGCTGGGTCAACCAACCCAACCAATAACCCCAAATTAAAAATATGCTATTCAATTTATCAGGACAAAAATATACAGTCCCTTTCACAGCAACAGGTGCCAACGCTGTACTTGTGGCTGGTGTAGCAGGTAAAGCTATTTTCGTACACGAAATCATCGGAAGTAACTCCCTAGCTGCAACAGTAAGTATCAAAAACGGTACTACAATACTCGACACTCAATCACTCCAAGCCAACCAAGGTGTTACTTGGTCAAACATTGCCAACTTAGAAGGTGAACCAAGATTTATCTGTGCTCCAGGAAACGACCTTCGTATGGATATTTCTGTTGGAACTTTCACAGGTGGTCTAGTTTACTCATTCAGAGAATAATTTAAAAATATATGTCATACCTCTCAACCGCACCTGCTGGTGGAGCTGGTTCAGGAACAGTAACCCAGGTCAGTACAGGGACAGGTCTTACTGGTGGACCAATAACCATCACAGGAACAGTCGCCTTAACAACTGCACTTGCACCTATAGCCACTTTAACTGGTAACTCTTTAAAACTACTTCGTGTAAATGTTGGTGAAACTGCGGTGGAGTATTTCACTGCCAGTCTTTCTCCTGGTGGTTCTTCAACACAGTTACAATACAATAGCTCTGGGGCTTTTGGTGGGATAACAAACGTTCTAACAGATGGTGCTTCTCTTGGTTTGAGAACTGCTGCTCCAACACACGACTTAACTTTTGCATCTACTTCAAACGGTCTTGCTCTTTATAACACAGTAGACCAAACTGTAAACTACGAAATAAGTAGATTGTATTGGAATACAAACATATTAACTTTATCTACAGAGCTTGGTGGTACAGGAACAGCAAGAGGAATGCAATTTATTGCTGTAGGTTCTGGTTCAAACGGTGTCTTGTCTTTGACAAGAGCTAGTCTTCCAACAATGCAATGGAACTGGGGTTCAAACGCATCTACAAGTGGTAACTATATAAACTTTACAGGAACAAATACTGGAACTTCTGGAACAATCGGAATACTTTCTATTTCTCCTACTTATAACCAAGCATCTGCGACAACCGCAAACACAGACCTTTTGATTAACAGAACAGAAACTGCTGTTGGTTCTGGTGTCCAAAATATGGTTCAACTTCAAGTTGGCGGAACAAACAGATGGAGAGTAGATAACCTTGGAAACCAGATAATATCTTCTCTTGCAACAAGTGGTTTGACTCTTTATAACACTTCAAATGAAACGACTAACTATGAAAGAGTTACTTCTTCTTGGGTATCAAACACTTTTACAATTCAGACTGCAAAAGGAGGAACTGGAACAGGAAGAAATCTAAAAATAGGAACTGTAAGTAGAACTTTGTTAATTGATGAAAGTGGTGCTTCTGGTGGATTCTTTTCTGTTCAATTCTCTTCATCAGGAACTACTCCTAACTTATACTTAAACTCTTCAAGAAGCAACTCTAGTGCTATAGCGATTGAAGCGAACATTGCTCCAAACTATTCTGGACAAACAGCAACTGCAGGATGGACGGCTTTGCAAGTAAACGTTACGGATGGTGCTGGTTCTGGTGCAAAACTTCTTGCAGATTTACAATTAGCAGGTACTACAAAATTTAACGTAGATAGTACAGGTAAAATAACTTCTGCTTCAAACACAATTAACTTGTCTTCTGCTTCTATTATTAGAAGTGGTGCTCACGCATTAACTCTAACTACAACCAATACTACTAACGTAACTCTCCCAACTTCAGGAACACTAGCTACTCTTGCAAATGCAGAAACTTTCACAAACAAAAGAATACAACCTCGTGTTTCTACAACAACATCTTCTGCAACTCCAACCATCAACACAGATAACACCGATGTATTTGGACTTACTGCACAAGCTGTAGACGTTACATCTTTCACTACAAACCTTTCAGGAACTCCTGTAGATGGACAAACACTATGGATATACATTGTAGGAACTGCTGCTCGTGCAATTACTTGGGGAGCTTCATTCGAAGCTTCAACGATTGCTCTGCCAACTACCACTGTAAGTACAAACCGTTTGGATGTTGGCTTCGTCTGGAACGCAGCCACTTCAAAATGGCGTTGTGTAGCAACTTGTTAATCCTCGTAGTGTTCATCAGGAAACTGGTGGACACCAACGAGCATTAAATGCTCACCAAATAATATGCAAGAAAAATTAACAAAAATTGACAACAACACGGCTGAAATAATTTTCACTGAAACTGTAGTTACAAAAGAAATTGTAAACATTACAGATTTGATTTACGAAAGAGATTCTTTAATTAGAACAAAGAATATGGAGTCAGACGAGTTCAACGCTCGTATGGCTAAAATTGACGTGCTTATTTCTGACTTGAATGCCCAAATCAAAAAACTAACTGATATTGGGCTTAGAACAGAAGTTATCTCTCCTGAAGTTCCTGTAACTCCTGTAGAACCTACACCAGTAGAAGAACCTACCCCAGTAGAGGAGGTTAAAGAGGTTGTAGAACCTAAAGAAGTAGAAGAAAACACAGAAAACATTTAATAAAAATTTATGGCACTTAACTACGCAACTTGGGACCCAAATAATAAAGGAACAAATGTAACCCTTTCAGGAGGGAATCTTGTTGCTAGTTCAAGTATTGGTTCTCAATCTTTTTGTTCATCTGATATAGGAGTAATTTCTGGTAAATGGTATTGGGAATATACAATAACTGCAAGTGGTGGTAATGAAAGTATGCACGGTGTTGCTGACGCTACTGCTGTTTTAACAAATTCACCAGGGCAAGATGTCCACGGGTATGGTTACTATGCAAGTAATGGAAATAGTTTCCACAATGCAACTCTTACAGCGTATGGTGCTACATATGCAGTTGGAGATGTAATTGGTGTTGCTCTTGATGTTGACAACAACCAGGTAACTTTTTACAAAAATGGCGTAAGCCAAGGTGTTATTACAATGTCTGGTATGACTGCTCCTTATTTTGCTGCTTCTGGAAATGGTTCTGGTGCAGCAAACACTGTTACTGTTACTGCTAATTTTGGTGCTTCTGCTTTTGCTGGGTCTGTTCCTGGTGGTTATAACGCAGGTCTTTACGTAAACGATTTATTTAATGAACCATTTACAGGAACAAACGGAACAAATGTAGACGGTTTTAATTCTTGGACTGCAAAAAATGGTTCAAATGTAGCAATTACAGATTTACAAATTCAAACAAACCAAGCTGCAAAAACTGCCTCTGGAACTGCTTTAGCTTCACACACAGTAAATAGTTGGACAGGGGTTAGAGGTGGTAAGATAACTCTTTCAAGATATTCTGGAGTTGGTTTACGTTTTATTAACTATTTAGTTATGGGAACAAACAGTGATACTTCCGAAGCAAATTTTTTAAATAACAGTATGGCACTTTCTTTGCAAAGGTCTGACTCATCATCTGCCAATACAGGTTTCTATGTATTAGATGGTGCAACTACTGTTGTTTCCAATCTTGCTCCTGGTTGGCAATTAGATGGTAGTAATGTATTACTAACATTTTATATTAAAGCCGATGGTAGTGGTGCAGCAGTATTTAGAAAACCAAGTGGACCTAATACAACATTGTTAACTTGGGGTGCAAGAAGTTGGACAAATGGTGGAAACACTATGTTCGGTTTTGACCTTCACCACAATGGTTCTGACGGAACTGGTGAAGTTACTTTGCAACAAGCAGATGATTTTGCAATTTATACATATGCAGCAGCTGCACCAGTAGATAACCCTGGATTCTTTATGCTATTCAACAAATAATTTTATGGAAGAAAACTTATACATACACAAAATGGAAATTCCCCCACAATTTGGTTGGGCTTTACTTGGAATTGTAGGAGGCATTGCCAGAGTTTTTGGAACCTGGCTTAATCAAGACCCGAAACCCAATAATGGAATTTTCTTTATGAGTGTAATTTTCAATGTTTTTATTTCTGGGTTTACTGGTTATCTAGGTGCCACCCTAGGTGACTTAGTAACCCAAAATGAACAGTGGCATATTATTTTCGCAGGTGTTTTTGGTTATATGGGCGTTAACGGTCTTGAATATTTATCAAATCTTGTGAAAGAAAAATTTAATCCAACAATACAATGATTCAACAAAACCCAGGTGCTCTTCTCGATAATAGAAGCGAGGAATTAAAAGCAAAAGATTATAAAAGTACAAACCCAGAACTTGCGTCTGCTGTTACTTTGAAATGGATTGAAAAACCAGTTAGTGCTTGGAAAAATTATCCTGCTCGTAATCAAGATGGAAGTTCTTCTTGTGTTGCCCAAGCTTTCCAAAAAGCATACACAGTTCTTACAGGTAAAATAAATTCTGCTCATCCAATCTATCGTTCAAGAATGAACTTTCCAGGAGAAGGAATGTATTTGTATGACGGAGGTGATATTTTCAAAAAACAAGGAACAGTAGACGAAACAGAAGACGTTTCTCAAAACGTTGGTGAAGCAATTATGAATTTGCCAATCTCTGAACAAGTAAAACTACTTCTTGCAGATGGGATGAAATGCAGAAAGATTGGTGCTTACATTTTCGTTACCGCCAACAAAGACATTGACGCTATTGCCGAAGCAATCGAAAAATATGGACACTGTATCATTACTGTTCAATCTAACTACAACGAATGGACATCTATTCCTGTAGTTAACGGTGAACCAAAATGGGGTCACGCAATTTGTGCGATTGACTATGTTCTTTACCAAGGGAAAAAATATATCGTAATTGAAGATTCTTGGGGACCAAACCTAGGGCAATTTGACGACAGAAGAATCTTATCTGCAGAGTTCTTACAAGCTCGTTGCACAGGTGCTCTCTACATTACTCCTCCTGTTCCTCCAACTCCTTTCCATTATGTGTTCACCAAAACTTTGAAGAAAGGTATGGTGAGTGCTGATGTGGAAGCTTTGCAAAAAGCATTAAAACAATTTGGTTTCTTTCCGCAAATCGCTACTACTAAAACCTATGGAACAGTAACCGAAGCTTCTGTAAACAAGTTCCAACTTGCTTACAAAGATGAGATTTTGACTCCAAATGGTTTGAGTCAACCAACTGGGATATTCGGTCCTAGTTGTATTAAAAAAATGAATGAACTATTAAAATAATATGAAAAACTTACTGAATCAAAAAACTTTTATCATCGTGCTAATTGCTCTTTTCCTAGGTTACGCAATGTACCAAAATAACTCTCCTGTTTTCCAAGCTTTCTTTGACCTATTCAAATCAGAAGTACAGACAACAAACCTAGAACAACCAATGCTTGCACCAGCTCCTACCCAAGCATAATTGACTTTTAGGTAGAACTGTATATTATCGAAATTAAGTATGAAACCAACACTAACCGTCAAAAATTTTGGGGGGACACAAGGAAACCTTCTCTCTGTTGCCAATGATGTTCAGGCACAAATGGCTACGTTTTTCTCTCGTGACACTGTAAACTCTACTTTCAACTACGTAGAAAACTCGGCTTACCTTACAACTTCCCAGAGATATTTGTTGGGTGTTTTAGGTGCTTCTAACGCTGAAGTCCTAACGGTTAACTCTGTTACGGCTCCAACTAACGCTGTTCCTTCTGCCGTTACTTTTTCTTCTGTACCTGTAAACAGACACGGGAGAGGAGAACCTCTGTCTTTGATTTCTTGGGACCAAGTGGAAATTTCTAGTGCGTCTTCGATTTCAGGCTCTTATGCTGTTTTGGCTACAAACAACTTGCAAGTTAATTCTCAAGTTACTTTGTACCAACACGCAGCAGGAGTATCTACAGACTTCTACAAAATAAGATTCAAAAACTCTGCAACTGGGTTTTTCTCTCAATATTCTGACCCAATCTCTCCTTCTTCTTTTGTGTCTGGAACGGTTGGCTATTTCTTGCAAAGTATAAAAGATACTCTGGGTATCAAAGAAGACAACACGACTATTACTAATGAATTTCTTTTAGACACGCTTAACGAAGCAAGGAGAATCCTTGACCGTGAATATATGACTGGGTTGATGAAAGAATGGCGTCAACAATTTGAATATCCAATCAAAATGCTTGCAGGATGTAACTACATTACTCTTCCTACAAACATAGATTATTCTCAAACAAACCGTGCAGTTCTTGCTGCTCGCTATTCTTCAAACTCTGCAGGTTCTTCAATGCCTTTACGTTATGTAGATAAAAAAGATTGGAACTTTGCAACTTTGCAACGTAGATACACTCAAGCTACAAGTTCAGTTTTGATTGGAGCTACTTCTATCGTTCTTGATAACACAGGAGATTTTCCAGCAGCAGGTTCAGTACAATTCCAAGCTGAAAATTATTCTCAAAACATAATGACGGTAAGTTACACAGCCAACGACAAAAATACAAACACTCTTTCTGGAGTGACTGGGGTAACAAGAACTATCGCAGCAGGTTCACAAGCTTGGGCTTATCAAACACAAGCTTACCCAACTCTGTACACGGTTATCGACGGTAAACTTTACCTAGACTCTGTAGTTCCTCAAGCTTTGAATGGTATTAACCTTTTCATTGATTACTACAAAGCTTACGTCGACTTAACCTCAATGACTGACGTTTTCCCAGAACACTACTACGACATCTATAAAAACTATTTACGTTTTGCAATCAAACGCAGACGTGATGACACTATCGGGGAAGAAGACCCTGATTACAAACGTTGGTTAACAGCTTGTAAATCAACTTTCCAAACTGACTATATCGGACAAACCCTTAGAATAAAATAATATGGCAGACCAAAAAAAAGCAATAGATGTAAAATTGGAAGCATATACCAAGGGAATGCAAAGTAATTATTCTCACTATATTGCTTCACCAAATTCCTGGTCTTACCTGGAGAACTTTGATACTGATAGACTTGGAGTTCTAACCACTAGACCAAACATTTTTGAAATGGGGACTTTACCCTCTCAGGTTTTTGGAATTGTACCTTATGAAAAAGGAACTGACATTTATTGGTTAATTAAAGCAGGAACATCTTGTTATTTTAACCAAGCCAACCTAACAGGAACAGGAGCGATTGCTGCCAACTCAATTACTTTTTCAGACGCAGGAGCTTTGTTAAGAGGCGACACTTGTCAAGGAGCAACTGTGATTGCTTCAGCAGGTTCAAATGGGGTACGTCTAACTTTAGACGGAACTAACGCTATCGACTTTGCTACTGTTAGATTAGGTATGCCAAACCAAGTTGATTTGGTAGTTGCAGGATTCGTTGGTCGTGTGTGGTGTGGAATTAGTAACACTGGTCCAGCTTCTTTTATTCAAGACCAACTTTATTATTCAGATGTTATACCTGCTTCTGGTATCGCCAATACCACTGGTACTGGACAATATTTGAAAATAAATACTGGAGGAAAGTTCATTACAGGGTTAGTTCAATTCAATAACGTTCTTTATGTGTTTACTCCTGACAACATCTTCCGTGTGTACAACACTCAATCTTTAGATAACGCTGCTTTTGCTAACGTTGGAGCAATCAGACAAGAATGTATTGTAAAAACAGCAGACGCTATTTACTTCCTACACTTTTCTGGAGTATACAGACTAGATGGAAGTGGGGTAACGAAAATCTCTCAAGACATTGATGATTTTATTCAAAGTCTAAACCTTACTCTTGATACTTCTTCAAGTGGTAACTATACAAAACGTGTTTGGGCTTGGTTCGACGAACAATCAGTAAGTTTTTCTCTGGACGTTGACCCTGGTGTAGGTGCTACCGATTGGGATAGAACCTATGTCGTTAGATACAATTATCTTTACAAAACTTGGAGCATAATCACTCTTAAAGATTTTAGATTGCAATGGGGGACTTCTCGCTTTTTCTCAATGAACTTAAACGGTTTGGGCGACCAAGCTAACCTTTCTCCGATTGCTTGTTTGGCAGGTCAAAATCTAACTACCAGTGGTGTAGTTGCAGGACTCTATGATGTGCCTTCTTACTACAAAGGAGATAAACCGATGAATTATAGTTTTGGTGAACCTCTTGGGGATTGGTGTGACTGGTCAAGTGTTGGTTCTAGTACTCTTATCAGACCAATCTTTTGTAATGGAGAAACTCAATGGATAGATTTTGGTGCAGAAAACCACGTAAAAGTAATTTCAGGAATGTCTATTGCTTCAAATGGGGCAGAAGGATTCCAAATTATGTACCAAATCGACAACGAGAATGATGAATTTTCTGACAGAAACAATGCTGTCTGGCACGAAATAGGAACTATTGCAGGTGACTATATAACATTCTTCCGTGATTTTACTTCTCCAGAATTTAATAGAATCAAATTTAAAGTTTCTGGACAAGCTCTAGGAAGACCAATCGAAATTGGACAAATAACTTTCTTAACTGTAATCGACCAAGGATATGGAACAGCCTAATAATCAACAACAAAATAGCAATGTGGTTGGTGCTCAAACAGCCGTACAATCTGGTAACAGAAATGAAGCCAAATTTTACAGTGCCAACTTTCCTAACCTTGCAGTTATTGGTTATGGAGTAATCAACACTGTGTCTGGGACATCTGCAGTTTTCGATGAACTTGCAGGTTCACCAATTACCGAAGTAAAACACCAACCAGACAATCTTGGTTGGACAACTACCAGAGTGGGGGTAGGTAACTATTCTATTACTCATAACTTGGGTCACAAAAAATACTTACCTGTTGTTTTTAACCTTTCACCACAAGCTGGTGGTCAGGATATTAGTATTAGTAGTATGACAAACACTGCTATCAATATTAACTGTAGAGCCAATGCTGGGGGTGCCTTAGCCGATACCAACGGTTTTGGTTATATTATTTACGGATTTATTTAACTAGACAAAAGAAAAAATAGCTATATTATACAAAGTATATGATGTACAAACTTGGAACAAGAGGCGAAGAAGTAAAAAATCTGCAAGCAAAATTAAGAGCTGCTGGATTTTTCAACTACAAAGTTGACACTGGCTACTATGGTCCTCAAACTGAAAAAGCCGTTCGTGAGTATCAACGTACCAGAGGTATTAAGATTGATGGTATTTATGGTCCGAGAACCAAAGATATGTTGGAAAACGAAGACTATGCACGTACACTGGTAACATCTCCACATATCAAAGGAACACCCCACGAAGCTGTGTTAAAACAACTTTACGGTTCAGGAAACCACGCAATCAATCTAGGAAAAGGAATGACGGTAACTCCAGAAGACGTGGTACAACACTACAAAAATCTACACGGAGAACTAGCTCCATACTACCAAAATTCACAACAATAATATGCAAGCCCCAACAGTACAACTACAACCAGGTTCTACAAATACAGCAGCAGTAAAACAACTCCAAGACTACTTGGTGTCTTTGGGTTTGTTGGATAAAGCTTTTATTTCTGGTTCTAACTCTGCTGGATATGGAATTTATGGTCCAAAAACTACCGAAGCTGTTGCCGCTTTACAAAAGAAACTAGGAGTTGATACTTCAAATGGTGGAGTTGGATATTATGGTCCACTTACAAGTGCAGCTGTTTTAAAATCTGCTCCTGCAAGTACAGACAACTCTCAACTTAGAGATTGGAACCTTTCAGCTTGGAACTCAAAAAATGACAGTTGGACGACACAACCTATTTTAACAATTAACGGTCAAGCTCAAAAATTTGATACCCCACAAGAATACATTTCAGCTTTACAATCTTTAAGAGGAAGAATTCCTGTTGCTGCTGACCAAGCTAAAGTTGACCAATTCATTCAAGAATTTAATGGTGCTCAAAATAACTGGAAACCAGTACAAGTTGAACAACCTCAACCTCAACCTCAACCTCAGCCAACACCTACTCCTCAACCAACTCCAACACCTACTCCAACACAAAATAACTCAACTTATAATCCATTTTCAATGGGACAAGTCAATGTTAACGGAACTCAAGTAACCACTCCTGGAACTTCTGGTGGCACACCATCTACAACTGGTGGTGCTCCTGCTGGTTCTTCTGCCGATGTTAACGGTGTTCCTTCTGGAACTTACTACTTTGGCAATAATAATTATCTAACCCCAGATGAATTTAGTGGTCTGGAAAAGACTTACTACGATGAGCAAACACCTTACTACAACGCTCTTCAAAATTATGAGTTGGGTGGATTTGATAATACTGAAAATAATATTTTATCCAACTACGATTTGTCCTCAAGAGATTACGCCGCAAGAGCACAGGAAGACCTAGACGCACTAAACAACGACGAAGGAAAAAATGGAACTTGGGCTTCTTCTGAAAGACTTAAAAGAAGAACAAACTTGCAAGACAAATACAATCGTAGTTTTGAAAGTTTGTACAACACAAATGTAGACAACCTATACAAAACTAGGTTAGACCGTGCTTACAACTATGGAGATTCTATGGTTGGGAAAAACACTGGTCTTTCACGTATGGGAGTTAATTTCGGCGATACAAATTCTACAACTAACGTTCTTGGTACAGGCGGAACCTATAATCCGTTTGGTTTCCAAGGTCGTAGAAATGTAGAAAGAAAGTCAAACGCTAACCTTTCTGCCCTTAACCAATTAGAAACTTTTACTTACCCTTATAAATACTCACAATAATATGCAAGCTCCAAACGTACAACTATATCCTGGCTCAACCGACACAGCCAACGTCAAAAAACTACAAGACTACCTTGTTGGTTTAGGTTTGATGACCCAAGCAGAAGTAGATACAGGCTATGGAGTATATGGTCCTAAAACTACGGCTGCTGTTTCTAAACTACAACAAAAATTAGGTGTAGACACATCAGCAGGAGGAATTGGAAACTATGGTCCTAAAACTTCTGCCGCTGCTCTTAGTTCGACTACTACTCAACCAACTACAAATGGTGGTTTGAGTATGCCCTCAATCAATGGAATGCCAGGACTAACTCCGATTTCAAATCCTGCTCCTGCTCCTGCCCCTGTTCCAACACAACCAAATCCTTTTAATCCTTCAAATGTGAATATTAGTATGCCAAATACTTCTACTGCAAATTCAACTCCTGCAACATCTTTTGGTCAATCTAATAATTCTTTTACAACTCCTAGTTTTGCTGATTTGGTGAAAGGGTATCAATCACCAACCCCAGTAACTAACGATACTTTGTCTGTGCCTTCAAACAATGCTAACGTTCTTTCAATCTATACCCCTTCTCCTAAAGATATTTCTACTAGTACAAGTTATCCTGTGAGAGGAAATGAAAATGACCCAGTCCAAAGTAACTCGATTGTTACTCCTGCAAACGGTTCATCAAAAGCTTCCCCAACTGTAATTGCCGACGCAGTTAACGCCGCACAAGGGAACCCAACAAACTACACGGCTCCAGATTCTCGTGGGGTACTTTCTCAAATGATTGCTGACCGTGCAATGAATCGTGGCTTGTACGCAATAGAACCAGGTATGCAATATTCTCCAGAACAAATAATGGCAAGAAGAAACACAGCTGACCATTTCTACGGAACTCAAGTTGCTGAAATGATGCAAAAAGAAAAATCTTCTTCTGCTTCAATGATGGGTGATTTAACCACTAGACAATCTTCTATTGTTCAACAAGTAAACACTTCTTTTGAAAATTCTCCAATCGTAAAACAATACAACGAGTTACAATCACAATACCAGAATATGACAGCTACCGTTGGTAAAGGGAATGGTGCAAACGACATTGCAACTATCTATACCTTTATGAAAGCTCTCGACCCTGATTCTGTTGTTCGTGAAACGGAATATAACACTGGTGCTTCAAAGTCTGGAAACATTTTCGCTGGTGCTCTTGCCTCTCTTAATGGTTTAATCAAACCAAAAGGAGGCTTTGTGTCTGACCAAGCAAAACAAAATATTCTTGGAGCCATCAACTCAAGATTTGCTGTAAAGGCACAACAATATTACAACCTAAGACAGCAAAAGGTTCAACAACTTGAAGCTCGTGGTGTTCCAAGTGCAGGAGATTTCATTACTAATTATGATTTCTCTTTCGACACAGCAGACAACTCTGCTTCTCAAAACAAATCTTCTGCTAACCCTTATACATCAGGTCAAAACAACTCTAACATTAACCCTATTTGGTTATCATACTAAAAATATATGAACTACGACTTCGTAAACAATCCAGACCCAAAAATAATAGCTTTCCAAAAAGCTCTTGGACAAAAGGAGTCAGGTAATACGCCTTCTCCAGGTGCCACACAAATAACCAAAACCGAAGGAAGTATTGGTCGTTTTCAATATTTACCAGAAACGTTTTCAACTTACGCAAAAAAATATTTTGGTGGAGTAAATCCCTTAACAGGAAAACCTTTGAACGTTGGTGATGACCTAGACCAAAAACTTGTAAACTATGCTTACGTAAAAGAAAAAATGGACCAAGGGTATTCTCCTTACGATGTGGCTGCTTCTTGGAATGCAGGAGAAGGCAGAATCAATTCTTGGCAAGATATGAAAGGAATTAACAAGTACGGGAATAAATACGATGTACCTGCCTACGCAGACGAAGTTGTTCACAACTATCGTGAAAATATGCGTCAAATTGATAACCCAAACTATTCGGTTAGAACCTTTGACCCAACAAGAGATTCTGCTGAAGCTTACGCTGTTGACCAAGATGTTGCTTCTCAACTTCGTGAAAAAGAAGTCCAAAGAGAAAAAGATTTACAAGCATACATAGACAAAGACCCACTTATTCCTTTCCTAGACCCAGTTACAGATTGGGCAGCAGACTTTTCAGAAGGTATTATTAAAGACGCAACAGGGTATGTTGGAAAAGCAGCGACCACTGCTAATGAGTATTTAGGATTTTCCGATAATCCAATGTTAAGAGAAGGAACTGCTTCAAATAAACAATTCACAGAGTTGGCTCAAGAGTCAGATAACACAGCTCAAACTTTAGGTAGTGCTACAGGTTCTCTAATTAGAACTGCAGCAGAAATTTACGCAGGTAATAAGCTTGCAAGTGTGGCTCTTGGTTCTCTTTCGGCAGGTTCAGCAGGTGTGGGGGTTCAAAAAGCTTTGCTTGGTCAAGGTCTTACAAAGACACTCGCCAGAGCAGGGGTAAGTACGGCAGGACAAATGATTCCTTTTGCTATAGATGAATTTCTTCAAGGTGGTGACTGGAAAAACCTTACACTACCAGTGGCAATTACAATGATTGCTGAAGGCATTATTGATAAATACAAAGTTGGTAAATTTGGAAGTATCTTGGAAAAGGTTGGTGCCTTAAAAGCCGCAGGTAAATTTGAAGAAGCTGAAAAACTTATTGCTTCTCCAGAATTTGCAGGGCAACTTGCAAGACAAGGTATTTCTACTTCTGACGATTTAGCGAAAGCAGCCGAAGCTGAATTGCCAAAAATCAGAACAGCAGTACAAGAAATTGTTCCAACAACTTCTGCCGTTAAAGTTGGAGAAATGTCTGACGAAGCTTTGAAACAAGTAGCTGCAAACTTCACTAAAACTTTGGATTCAAACGGAAACTTCAATACTGTAGATGATATTCTAAGAATTAGAAAAGCTTCAGGAGAACTAATGAATGAAGCTGACGGATTGGCAAACAAAGTTTCTGAATACCTAAACACTGTTGGTAAAAATGTTGACCTCTTCAAATTCAAAAAGAATATTCTTGCCGACATTGACCGACTTGTTGCCGAACGTTCTTTACTTGCTGATGATGGAGCAAAGTTCAAAGGTTTTGTGGAAAGGAATCTTTCAACTACTCCTTCTAAAGCAGGAGCTTTTGCTGACCTACACAAATTAAGAAAACAACTTAACCTAGATTTCACTCACTCTAACTACGACGCAAGTAGATTCTTAGGTGATAAGATTAGAAACTTTGTAAAAGGTCTTGGAGATAGTGTAGAAATGACAGCTTACAAAAATGCCAACAAAGTGTATGGGGATTTGCAAGACGCTGAATATGTATTGGCTAAACTTAATAAAAAAGGTTCAAACATCAGTAAGTCAGCTATCTCTTCTTTGACTGGTATCTTGGCTTCTGGTGGTGGATTTGCTCCTGTTCAATATTTCCTAGGACAAAGAATGGGAACTTTTTTGGCAGATACAATGAAAAAAACTTTCACTCCAAGATTAGTTGGAAACAAGTTCTCACGTTTAGGAACTAACCCAATCGTCGAAGCAAGAAAAATGATTTCAGAAGCTACTAAGTTAAGTGAGAAAAGAATTACAGAAGTGAAAGGAGAAATCAATGCACAAACTTTAAAAGATTTGAAACACACTCTTTTCAATGCTAAAACTCCAGAAGATATTATGAAAGCTAGAAAACTTTTCAAACAACTTGCTGAAAATGGTTCTGTTCCAAACCTAGACGCTTTCGCTGATTACATCAAAAAACAATCTTCTAAAATTAAAACTCGTGAAGAACTAAAAGAATTTTTGGGGACTCCACAAGAATGGAATGAAGCTACTAAAGTAATCCAAATGGGGCAACCAGGTGTATCTAAGTTTAAAAAAGTTGACCCTAATTTACCTACTGCAATAGATGAAGCTCCACAAGTATTTTCTAAAACTCCAGGAACTCCTGGGTATGAACCATACACTCCACCAACAGAATTACCTACAATTCAAGCAGGTGAAGCTGGTCAATCTAAGTTTGCAAAAGTAAACCCAACATTACCCGCAGCGGAAGGTGCACCAAAAGTATTCTCTAATGCTGAAGTTTCAGAAAAATATGTGGCTGACAAAGAGTTACCAGTAATTGATTTCGGTACAAATGGAAAACAAGTAGTAAATAAAATCAAACAAAAAATGATTGATTCTGGAGCTAATCTCCCAACTATTCTTTCAGCAGTCTTTGGAATCGGAGTTCTAAGTACAGCTACTCCAGACCAAGCTTCTGCGATGGCAGAAGAGTCACATACTCTAAACTGGATTCAACAATTACTTGCTTCTGACCCAGTAGAAGCTGAACCTCTACAAATAGAACCTGCACCTAAAGAAGAAATCAAACCAGTTGTAGAAGAGAAACCTGGAATAATTGGTGGTTACGATATCACTTCTTATGCAACAAATCCTGAACACGAAACAAACATTCGTAAAATGTATAACGGGATTATTGCTAAAAAAAGAGATTTCACAACCCCAGAAGGCATTGATGTAGTAATCAAAGAAAATGCTCCTAAATCAAAAATCACTGGGAAAATGATTCTTAAATCTGCTAAAAAGTACGACGTCGACCCTAAAATGTTATTCTGTATAATGATGGAGGATTCCCAACTTGGAACTACAGGAATGGGAGCTAGAAATAATAACCCAGGCAATGTTGGACAGTTCGATAAATTGAAAAAGAAAGTTCGTGGATATAAAACACTCCAAGCAGGGGTGGACGCTGTAGCTGAAATATTGAAAACACACAAATTAGATTAACCAAAAGTATGAGAGTATTACTGATAATCTTGGTGATTTTCCTTCTAGCCACTCCCGTTTTTGCAAACACAGTATAATCTGTTATACTGTGACGGTGCTTCAAGGCACAAGCGAACTCGTTTTGCTCTGATTAGTTTTAATTTAATACTCTAGCTAGAGAATCCTCGTCCAGAAGACACCTGTTTACTCTCCAGGTGTTTTCTATTTGGTTTATGCACTTGACAATATTTTTTAAATTGATATGCTTTTAATTGGTTATAGCTAAACCGAGAGTAGAAACTTAATGTTTCGGACTAGCCACACAGAGAGTACCTGGTGTGGCTTTTCTTTTTTATGATATACTTTTAAGATGAAAAAGATTTACGTGGTAAGGAAATTTGTCCTCGCCGAGTCCGTAATTGAAGCACTTCAAAAAGAGAGGACACAACCTGTCGATGATTGTTGGGCAGAAGAATCAACGCACAAAGAATTTCTCCACGACCAACAAAAAGAAACGATAGGGTTTACAACCCCTAAAGAAAATGAGAAGTAAAAAGCATTACATTTCATATACCAGCCGATTCACGGGAGAAGTTTCGTATTTTCGCAGGAGAAGGAAGAAAGCTAGAAGGTTTTACAAAAAATTGAGTAACAAAATAAATAGAAGAACAGATTACGACGCCTTGGGGAACAACGGACACCACAAAGGGGCATTTGACATTGCTTGGACTATAGATTAAAATATAAGTATTATGAAATTGTATACGAAAAACGGATGTGTTCCCTGCCAGCGAGTTAAAGAATATCTCTTAACCAGACCTGCTTTGAACGTGGAAGTCATTAACTGCTCGGACTATCCCGAGAAAGTAATGGAGTTCTCCAATTTTTCGAAAACGTTTCCAACCCTCGTAACCGATTGGGGCTTCGTAACCAATTCGGAACATATACTGGAATATCTCGCCACGGCAGTCTATTCCCAACAACAACCCTCAAACGTTCTCCAGTCCTTTGACAACATAAATAAAGAAGAAGCAGTTATTCCTACACCAGGTGCAGTGATGAATATCTCGAATACCCCAAACATAGCTAGAATCCCTGAACCAGATTGTGAAGCTTGCCAATAGCTAAAA